ACTCGAGCCGGTACACGAGCCGGAGGTCCCCGCCCGCGAGGATGGGGCGTGTGAAGATCTGCGGCGAGGCCCCCGCGCTACGCGTCAGCGGGGTGTCGTACCAAGTCTTCTCCTTGATGTTGAAGATCACCGCGTGGTTGCACTCCGTGCTGTCGCCGAACGGGAAGAGCCACCAGATCTCGCCAAATCGCGGGACCTTGTAGCCCCAGATCTTGTTCCGATGCGCGAAGTTGAGGTTGTCGTAGAAAAAGTTCAGGTTCATGTCGTTCGGCAGCTCTTGAACGACGCCGTTGTACATGAAGAACCGATCCACGCCCGGCCAGAAGTAGACCCCGTCGTGCTCGACTACCCCGTTCTTCGCCAGCATAGAGATGGCCGCGCTCACCGTGTCGTAGCGCCAGATGGTGGTGCCGTCGTTCTGAAACGACACGCGGATGAGCGAGTCGAGCGCCCAGAACAACCCCGCGGGCGACGCGCCGCCGCCGCGCATCGGGAGCCCCTTGACGATCTTCGTGGCGGCCACGTTGGCCTCATTCGCAAAGGCGCCGGACCAACCGGAGCCGGCCGAGATGTCGTTCGCGTTCGAATTGCGAATCAGCCCGTTACTGCCGTAGAGGAAGAGGAACGGCTGAAGAACGCAGCAGCCCCCGGAGACCAGGATCGGCGCCCCGTCCGACACCGCCGTGAACGCGCCGGTGCCGTTCAGGTCCCCGTAGTAGACGGGGCCGGCCACGTCGCTGGCGATGTTCAACGCGTCGGGGGTCGCGGCGCCGATGAGGAATGCGTTACCGCCGCCGCCGCTATCGAACATGGAGGCCGACTGCCAGGTGTAGTCGACGTTGGCAGCGAAGCCGGCCGGCGTGCGGATCACCACCCCGCCGCCCGAGCCGCCCGCATCGAACGTGACCCGCTCGATGCCCCCGGGGCTGAAACAGTGAGCGGTGTTCATCGTGCTACGGGCGTCGACGTAGACGTCGCGCACCGGGCCCGAGACTAGGTCGCTCATGAGCTGGTAGCCGCCCATCTTGCGAGGCTTACCGCGCTGGAACCGCGTCCAGACCGCGTCGCTGTAGTAGCGGCTGTCGAAAACCGTCCCGTCACGGCGGACCCCTGCCAACGTCGCGAGCGCGAACGCCGGCGTAGGCTGCGGAGGTGGGGTGTTGCTTGGCATGGGCTCAGGTCTCGACAGTCGATCGGTCGTAGGAGCGCGTGGAGTCCTCGAGCTTGAACCCCGCGACCGAGGTGTCGTAGCTCGCGCGCCACTCCCGCGCCTTGTCGAAATTCTTCAGGAAGAGCGACGTGTGGTACATGCAGCTGTAAAGCAGCAACTGCGGCGCGTTCGTGGTGAACCAGTTCTCCTGGTTGGCGTCGGACAAAGGGTCGAGCCGCGCCGAGTACACCAGCTCGAAAGCGTAGCTGGCGTCCGGGGTCGGAGCCACGATGAAATTGTTGAAGTCGTACTCGGCGTAGAAACGCGGCACGCCCTTCTGCGACACGATGGGCCAGAAATTGCGCAGGAATTCGTAGGTACGCTTCTCGAGCGTTTTCTGGCCCGTGGTCGGAATGTCGATGGTCAGGCTCGTCGTGCGCCGCCAGTACTTTGGCTTTTCCAACGTCTCCTGGCCGTTCGTGAGCGTCGACTCGGCCACGATCTCACTGCCGAGGACCTTCAGATCCGTCGCCAGTTCGTTCTCGGCAAGGAGAATGATGCTCGGAATTTGTGCCGCGAGCGCCTCATCGTTTGGGCGCTCCGAGTATTTCTTGATGTCGCCTACGAGCGAGTCGTAGGTCATGACCAGGTCAGGCATCGCTCACTCCTCGATCGTCTTGCTGTTTCGTGGCTTCTTCGGGAACGCGCGCCGCTTGCGCTCCTCGACGAAGTGACGTCGCTTCGCCTCCAGTCGTGCCAGCGCCCGCTGACGTAGCAGCGAGTGATGCGGGCCCTTCTGCGACATGGTAGATCACTTGAAGTGCACGTGCTTGTTGATGAACTCCACCGCCTGCCAGATGCCCACGGCGACGCTGACCACCAGGGGCGCCAGCCACTTCAGCTGGCGCCCGAGCCACTGCACCCGCTGCTGGTCGCGCAACCACTTGCGGAATGCGAGCCGCTCGTCGCTCGTCAGGTCCTCCTCGCCGCTCAGGGGCATCGGATCGGAGTCTTTCATGCGGGCCTCACTTGACGACATAAGAGAACTCGATGGAGTAGACCGAGGCGGTGTTCAGAAGCGACTGGAAAAACGCTTCGGCGCGATCGTTCGCCGTATCCGCGTAAATGCCGACCGCCTCGCCGTTGGCGCTCGTGATCTGCCGACCTGTACCAGCGAGATCGCCCGTCGCCGCCAGATTGGACGCGATCGGCAGCGAGAAGGCAACTTTCGTCGCGGTGGTCGCCGCGGTAGGTGTTCCCGTGAACTGCCCCGATACGCGGACGACGTTGCCAACGCGGGTGTAGAACCAGGGCGAGGCAGCCGACAAACTTCCAATGTTCGCAACGCCGGTGATCCCCGGCGAGTAGAAATTCGAAGTCGCACCACCGGTCAGAACAGTGGTCATGTTGATGACGTTCACGCCATCGCAAACGACAACTGCGCTTTCTCCGGCGGCCAGCGTCACAGCGCCGCCAGGAACGGCCGTCTGGATCGTCACGGTGAATCCGCCCGTGGTATTGTTGGTCGCGTAGTAGACCTGCACCACGGAGGGCACCACCACCGTAGCGTTCGACCCGGGGGCGCCGGTGTAGCTCTGAATGATGTTTGCGGCTTCGGTGCTGGTCAGCGTGTTGGTGCCCGCGACTACCGCCTTCGAAAGCCGCGTGAAATTGAACGCCTGGCTGCGCCCGCGGCCGATGGTGAACCACGCGGAACCGCCGTTACTCACAACGAAGCAGGACTCGCCTGGCTGCAGCGAGGTGCCTACGCCGGCGCCGCCGCCATCGATACTGTCGCCGACGGATACCAGAATGCTGTAGGTGCTGGCGCCAGTGTTGCGCACCGCGCACCAGAAGCCGGCGCCAAGTACCGAGGCAAACCCGAGCTTGAGGTTCGTGGCGCCCGATGCCGGGCCAAGAAGCTGCGCGCGATAGGTGCCGTCAATGATGGTGGCATCCGCCACGCTCGCTGTTGGCATGTCGGACTGAAGCGTGGCCCCTGAGGCTTCGAGACCGTAGCCTGCGGCCGCTGCAATATCGACCGAACCGGTGCCCACCCCGTACAGCACCGTGCGCCAGACACCCGCCTCGGTGGAGTTGTCAGTAAGGTAGACGAGCCGAGATGCGCTGGCGGCGATCGTGCCGATCGTAGTGCCGCCGGTCGACTTCACCGTGATCGTGTTGGCGGAGAGGTTCGTGAAAATGATCGACTCGCCCGGGCTCACCACGTTGGCGGGCGGCATGGTCACAACCGCGCTCGCGATCGACGAGGTGATGTCGATCTTGTTCGCGGACTGCTCCGTGTCGTCGATCGCGTAGCCCGGCCAAGCAAGCTGAGTCACGAGCACGGTGAGCGCCAGCTCTCTGAAGCCGACATCGGAAGGCTTGATGACGCCGCCGCCGAAAGGGTTGGTGTATCCGCTCATGGTTTTCGCTTTCAGAAGTTCGGGAACGGCGCAGTTGGCGGGGAGAAGCTGGCGGTGTAGCGGGTGGCGTTCGTGATCCTGTACTCTGCGAAGTAGCCGTTAATCCCGTAGGAGGCCGACAAAGATTCCCGTCCAATCTGGAGGTTCATTCCCGCCAAGGTCAAGTTCGTATCGGTGGACACCCCGCTGGCGACGAGCGCGCCATCCACGAACATTCTCACCGTGTTGTTGAGGCCAGAGCCCTGCTCGCATGTCACGGCCAGATGCACAAAGTCAGCAGAGGAGATGGCGGAAGGGCTTTCCAGCGCGAGCGCACCGCTGAGTGTGACCTGGAACTTGAAAGTCCCGCCTCCGGCGTCCCCGTCGAACAGCGCGCAGAAATTCCCACTTGCAAAGCTGAAGAGCCCGAAGAAGTCGAAGGCGGGTTCGCGCTTGACCCATGCTTCGCAACACCAATTGCGGCCCGCCGCCTCGGGCACAGAAAGCGTCAGGAACCCGGACCCAGTGCCGGTGCTCCGGATGGAGGAGCCATTGAACTTGCTGTCGACCGTAGAAGTGAACGTGCGCGAATCGATGCGCGTAACTGTTCGCACGTACTGGCTATTGTCAGTGAACACGGAGCCGTTATTGGCACCGTTTCCGTGCAGAAGTAGCAAAACCTCATCGTACAGCGGGTCCCCGACTTCCGCGACCACGGAGTCCGCAAACGTAACCGAGTCCGAAGCGACCACGATGGTCTGAACTTCCCCGGTCGCGCTGTCGCTGAAACTTCCTGAGTCCTGCGCATCAAGCGTCCGCGCTGAGAAAGAGAGCGCGGAGTCCGAAAGCGCCAGCAGATCGGAAGCTTCCGCGGCGCGTGTCGCGTCAGAAACTGCAGAGTCCGAAAACGCAACGGAGTCGACCCCCGAGCCAAACAATGCGACAATAGCGCTTTCGCTCTGATCCGAGAACAGTACGCCGTCGCTGGCAACGACAACGTGCTGAAAGAGGCTGGTCGGCGGTTCCGGGACCAGCGGAACGTCGGGCCGCGGGTACCTCAGCGCGATGTTCTCGGTACGCCGCGCCGGCAGCCGCCAGGGGTCGAGATGATCACGGCAGCCCGGCTTGTCCTCACAGACGCGGAGCCCCGGCGAGTTGCCGTCCGGCACCAAGCGCACCAAAGGTCGCTTCATTTTGCATCGGTCGCAGATGCCGATGCCGACGTTTGCCTCGCCGAGCGTATTCAAGTAGAGCGGCATGCTCGCGCCGCCTCCTCACCGCGTGTAGCAGCCGATACTGGGCGAGAACCGGATCGGCGCGCCGTCGGTCTCGGAATCCTCCGCGGACGCCAGAGCTTCCTTGGCCTCGTCTTTCAAAACGGCGAGCCGGCTCGAATCAACCAACTCCTTCGGTAGCTCGAGGAACACGCGCGGCGCGAGCATCGCGATCACTGCATCCAGCCAGCGCTGCGGAACCTCGACCGCGTTGGTGTACGCGCCGGGGTCTTGCACCTGACGCTGCAGAAACACCGGCATCGACCTGCGGCACCGGCCACACCGTGATGGTTGGGCGGTAGAACTGCTTGTTGTACCAGAACTGAAGCGGCCACTGCGACTGCGACGCCTTGTTCGGCAATTGCGCATAGTCGTCCCGCGACATCTTCGACATCTGGTACTCGGCCACGTTCGTCATGAACGTCGCGCTCAGGAGCGTGCGCGTCGGGTCGCGGTTGTCGGACACTCGCCAGAAACGGTACGCCACGAGTTTCTGCGCGTCGAGCCCGACCGGATACTTGCCCGTGAACTCGACCAGTTGAGGGCCGCCCAGCGCGTACCAGGCCAATCCGTCCGCGGAGCCCTCGAGCACCAACTCGTAGGTGCCTTCGGCCGAAGGGGTGACCACCGCACTGGAAATGATCGTCTCTGTCGGCAACGTCACGCTGACCCGGCCCGCGGCGAAGGTGTCGCTAGGGTAGGACGTCGACGTGCGATAGAGGATCTTCAACGTGTCGACCGTACCCACCGGCAGCGCGTACTCCAGCACGCCAGCCTGGATCCCGAACGTGAATCGCTGAACACACCAGAGGCTCAACCCCTTGGTGGCGAGGTTGGAAAGGATGAGGAAAAGGTTGACGCGCGCCGACCGCAGCTGCTCAGCTGTGATGATCGACGCGCTCACGCCACACCGGCGGACCGCGTGCTCGATGATGTCGACAACGTCGAGAACCGTCTGCCCGACGGTGCCCGACGTCTCATTGAGCGACGTGGCCATGGCTCAGACGATGCCCGGGTTGAGGACCTTCATGGTCGAGGCGGGGGCCCCCGCCGTCTGGTTCAGCCGCACCGCGCGCGCCGCCATGCCGAGCGAGGCAGCCACGTCGGTCGTGGCCCCCACCAGCGCGACCACCGGCGCCGAGACCCAGACCGGGGCCGCGTCCGCCGGGTCGTCCAGCGTGACCTGGACGGTGGCGGTGCAGCCGGCGCCCATGTCGAGCAAGATGCTCGGAAAGGGCCCGACGGAGTTCGGATTCAGCAGCAAGGGGTCCGAGGCGGCCACCCCCGAGACCGTGACGCTCTGCGCGCGCATGGCGTCACGCCTGCGTCACGCCGAACGCGCCAACCCGGGTGGCTTGCGGGCCGCTGGCGAGCGCGGGGAGCGCCAACGTCATGACCAGGCGCCGCGTCCCGTTGGCGGCCGAACTCGGCGTGTAGCAGCCGCGTACGTCCGTGGTGGCCGCGGTGGCGGGGTCGGTGGTGTCGGCAGCGACGAACGTGCCCGCGTCTTGCGCGAGCGCGGTGTCCCACTTGACGCTGGCCACGTACGGGGCAGCCGTGACGCGGAACGGTAGCCCGAGCTTGTCGTTGAAGCCCGCGGTGATGCCGTTCGTGCCGGCGGTGGCGTTGATGTTGATGATGCGCGTGACGGTCTTGAACGCTTTCGTGGTGGCGACCGTGCTGGTGCTCGGCGCGGCGAGGTTGGCCGTCATCGGCTGGCCGTAGACGTCGTAGCCCTCCACGCGGTACGTGGCGGTGTTGGCGCCGGCCGCGGTCAGGGTCACGCACCGCGGCGTGTCGAGGACGTACTCGGTCGTGCCGTCCGCGCGCACCCGCGCCGTGACGCCGGTGCCGGCCGCCAGCGTGAACGCCGCGCCGGAGCCCGGGTTCTGGGAGGTCGCGAGGCCCGCCGCCTGCAGCGTGAGCGGCACGACGTCGAACACGAACACGCGGCCCATCGGGCCAACGCCGCGCTCCATCGGCGAGGGGTTGCCGGAAGCGATCGGGCCCGGCGCAAAGGCGGGGCCGAGGAAGAGGTCGTCGGAGATCTGCATGATGTCAGCTCGCTTTCATGAAAAAGGTGAGCCCTTGATGAACTTGCGCCCGCCGGACCCTTGAAGGCTACCCGGCGGGCTCTCTCGCGGAATCGCGCTTGGCTTCAGGCGCCCGGGGTGCCGAAGAGGGTGCGCCAGTCGGTCCAGCCGGTCTCGTAGCGCTCGGTGGCCTTGTAGCGGACGCTGTCGGTCTCGAAGTCACCTTCCATCGACTTCTCCATCGAGCGCCGCATCAGCACCTTCATGCCCTCGGGTGCGTTGGTGCTGACCCACCAGGCGGTCGGCGAGGTCAGACGACTCAGCACCGCCGGGTCCGCCTCCAGCACGCCCATCGACTTCACCGGGTTGATGTCGTTGTTGTTGGTGCCGGCGCGCAACACGCTCTTCAGCAGGACCTCGGCCTGGAAGATGTTGCTGGGCGAGACCACCAGGCGCTTCGGGTTCAGCCGGATCGACTTGCCGTTGTTGTCCTTGCTCTGGCGGATCTGGATGAGCATCTGCTCGAGCGAGGTCTGCGACAGCGCCGCGGCCGTGGAGAGGAGGTTGCTCAGCGTGCCGCCCACGATGGGGTGGTTGGTCACGTTGAGCGCGACCCCGTCGCCGCCGACGTACGAGCCGTTGAACGCGCGGTTCAGCTCGTTGGCGCACTTGGTCTCCTTGGTCTCGATGAGCGACTGTGCCAGGTGCTTGGCGTAGGTCGAACCGAGCCGGACGTGGTCACCGTCCTCCACCAGCACCTTCGTCATGGCGTAGGCGAGGCCGAACACCTTGTAGACGTAGCGCTTGTTGAAGAGGATGCCGCCTTGCTGGTACGTCACGGGCATGCCGTCCGGCAGCTCCGGCGCGGCGCCGAAGCCGTACAGCACGGGCTCCTCGTGGTAGGCGCGCGGCGTGCCGTCCGACACCGTGAACACGCGCTTGAACTCGTCCTGGCGGAGGTCGTAGACCCCGTCGAAGGCCTGGTTCAAGATGGGCTCGACGATGGCACGGAAGTCCGTGCTGCGCATCGGTGCTGCGGCCACCACCAGCGCGGTCGCGGGGTCGACCGCGTGCCAGAGGAAGACGGCCAGTGCGACGAACAGCGCAGTGTTCAGCACCGGGTTGATCCACGCCATCAGCGTGGGAAAGCGAGCGTAGCTCGAAGGCGACTGCTTCATGATGAGGGCTTCCTTCACTCAGCGGCCGGGGTCAGACCGCGACCTTGTTGGAGATGTACTGGTGGCGCGCGATCTGCACCTGCACGATCGTGAAGGCGTCGCCCGGCGTGTTGTCCAGGTACTGCGCGAACCCGACGATGCGGAACTGCGCCTGGACACCCGCGCCCGCCAGCGTGGACGACAGCGTCGCGGTGCTCAGCCCGGTGGAGGTCGAGCCCGTGCCGACGTTGGTGACGTCGGCCTGGTCGCCGATGGCGGCTTGCGCGATGCTGCCGTCGGCCTGCACCTCGTAGACCTCGTTCGGGTCGTCGTAGACCCAGGCCTTCGGCGTCGTGCCGGACAAAACCGCCTGCGCGGCCGGCCAGTGGTTGCTGTACGTGGGCTTGCCGTTGCCGTCGATGAACTCCACGCCGGCGAAGACGCCAAGCAGGTCGGCCGCGGCCGTCCCGGCGACGATCGTGCCGTTGGTGTTCAGGATGACGGGCATGCCCTTGTAGATCGCGGTGCCGTAGGCACTCGCGATGGTGTACAGCTTCGCACGCTCCAGACCGATGGGGTTGTAGGAGGGGCGGAAGCCGAACGGAGCAGACGTTGCGCTCATGTTGGTTCGTCCTTTGGGTCAGATGATGAAAGTTCGGCTCCGCCCGCGGCGCTCAGTCCGCGAACACGCCTTCTCGCTTCTTGCCGAGGTCGTTGAAACCGTCGCTGTCTTCGGAGATCTGCCCGAGCTTCTTGCCGGTGCGGTCGCGCGAGCCTTCCAACTCGTCCAGCTGGCGTCGGAGGGCGTCCTCCTCCTCCAGCGGCATGTTGTGGTGAAACTCGGCCATGATCGCCTGGTAGGTCTCGGACGGGATCTTGAAGAGCAGCATCTCGTTGCACGAGACGCACCCCGCGAACTCCCCGCTCGTCATGCGCATGGAGTCGAAACCCGTCAGCTCTTCCACCTTCACCGGCACGTACCCAAGGCGCATGCGTTTGTGGATGGGATCGTAGCTGTTCGTGGTCGACAACCAGCACAAGTGCCAGCCCGACATCTCGGGCACGCGCGGCAGCGCTTCCTGCAGGAACTCGTTCCGGATCATCGCCCGTCGCTGCTCGAGCGTGAGCGCGGTGCCGTCGTCGGACTGCCGGGCGGCGTCCTCGCGGCTGCGCGCGCCGCGCACGGCGGAGGCGGGGTCGTGATGAAGCCGGGCGTCTTCTCGCGGGTTGGAGGCGCCGACTGCGTTGCGGGACTTGGATGTGGCCATGGTGTCAGATTCCTGTTCGTCTAAGACATGTTGATTGGAGCGAGGCGCCTCAACCGGCCTTCTGCTGGTTGTCGTACTCGCGATACCGGCGGATTGCCTGGTCTCGCAAGTGGGGGTCGTTCCACATGCCCGCGTCCTTCAAAGCCTGCACCCGTTGGGGCGAGAGCACGTATCCGGCAGCGCGGTCGGTGCGCCCTGACGGCGCGCTCAACCCATCCTGCCCCGATCCGGCGACAACGCTACGGCTGTCTGGCTTTCTCTGACTGGCGCCGGCATTATAGCCGTCGTTGGCAGACAGAGGATCAGCTTGAACCGGCGCCGGAGCGCCGGAGCGCCGGTGGGGGAGGTGCTGCTGCACGCGACGCGACAACTCCTGCCAGTAGGCGGGGGTGTTCGGCGCGAAGCCCTCCTCGGCCAACCGCTGGTCGAGCACCATCACCTGGCGCGTGTCGGCGTCGGGATTGCGCGGGTTGTACCACGGGTTCTCGCGCATCCAGGCCCCCGCCAGCACCACCATGCGCGGGTCCAGCTGCGGCGCCGGGGGCGTGGCCGCGGCGCGCTCGGCCGTCTGCTTGATGCGCTCAAGTTGGGAGATGTTCTGTTGGGTCTGGTTCAGCGCCAACGTCGCCTGCGCAACCGCCTCGCCGTTCTGCGACTTCGTGCCATCCGCGATCACCGACGTGAGATAGGTGAGCGCCTCGCGCTCCTGTTTCAGTCGGGCGTCGATGCGCGCGATGTCGCCGGCGCCGGAGCGGCGCTCGGTGACCTCGAGCCGCTGCCGCATCTCGTCGATGATCTGGTCGCGTGCGAGGATCTGCGACTGCAGCAGCTCGAACCGGCCATTGATGCGCTCGCGCTTCTTCTTGCGCTCGTCGCGCCGGCGCATGCGCTTCTGAACCTCGGGGTCGTTGGGGTCTTCGCCGTCCTGCAGCGGCGGGATGGCGTCCTCGGCTTCGTCGTCGTCCGTGGCGGGCGCCGCTTCGGTCTGCGCGGCCGGAGCGGGCGCAGGCGCGGTCGTTTTCGGCAGCCCCTCCTCGAATCCGGTGATCAGCGCGGAGCCATCGCCGGACTCCTCGACGTGGACCACCCGCTTGTCGTCCGCGGGCGCGGGGGCGGGGCCCGGCGCCGGGGCGCCGCTTTGGGTTGTGTCTTCGGTGCTCATGCGAGCCTCCTTCAGAGAATGTAGGTCTTGACGAGGAGCGGGTGCCCCGTGATCTTCATGATCAGCTCGTGGTCGTTGAAGGCCGCGAACGTCACGGGGTCGGGGCTGTCCTTCACGGGGACCTCGAGGCGGTCGCCGTTCCAGCGCGGCACTCGCACGTAGTCGCCGGGCTGCACCCAGATGCCCTCGGCCCAGGGTTGCATCGTCTCGCGGTTGCGGAACGCGAGCGGCCCCAGCGCGACCACGCGCGCCACCTGGTTGTTCCACCGGACGGTGTCCTTCGTCTCTTCGACGAGCAGGATGCCGCCCTTGGTGGTCTTGGCGGTCCGCCGCAGCTGGACCAGGACGCGGTTGCCGAGCGGCACCACATCGGGTGCGACGTCGGGGAACGCTTCGGCAAGCGTCTGCCCGTCGTCGGCCATGAAACTCTCAGTTCCCATTGCAGTAATCTCCTAAGCGAAGCGCCGGCTTCAGCCAGCGGGGTTGGGGTTCTCGCTGCCCGCGATCTCGGTGATCACGGGATCGGTGACCACGGGATCGGTGACCACGGTGTGCTTCTGGTCGCCGAGCGTGTCGGCGAGCGCGATCGTGCCGCCGCCGTCGACGAACGCCTGGTGCGCGGAACCGAACTTCTCGTTGATGAAATCCTCGAGCGAGGCGGCGTTGGTGACGACCTCCTCCTGCGAGCCATTGCCGTACTTGATCAGCAGCCGTGGCATGCCGTTCTCCTTCAGTCCTGTTGACGGGCTAATTCACGAGCGAGACGCTCGAGCTCGAGAATCTCGCTGTACTTGCCCACCGCCTTCATGAAGCCCGCATAGTCCGGCGGTGGGGTCGAGAACGTGTCCTGCATGAGATTGGCTTTCTTCTGCGAAAGCTCATGCAGGAGCTTCTGGGCGTCGATCAGCACGTCTTGCCGCCGTCCTTCATGCCTTTCAGCCCGTTGTTGCGGCGCGCGGCGGTCAGCGGGCTCTTCGCCGTGGTGGAGGGCTTCACCACGGCGGGCGCGCAGCCGATGGAGCCGCCCTTGGCGTAGCCCTTGACGGTGTCGCCCATGGCGAGGCGCTTGTGGAGGTTGGTGGGTTTCTCGATCGGCATGACGGTTCTCCTTCAAAGGTTCAACATCTGCGCGACTTGGAGCAAAGTCTCCTCGTCTTCGGCAGTCAATTCGCCGCGGGTCGCCGCGCTCGTCACCGGCGCGAGGTTCACCGGGCTCGGCAACTCGATGAGGGCCGGCGCCGGGGCGCGCGCTACGACCAGCAGCTGGCGCAACGTCGCTTCGAGTTCGCGCTCGAGCGGGCTGGGCGCGCGGCGGACGGCACGGCGCGGCGCGGGCGGGGCGGCGGGCTCCGAAAGTGGTCTCGCCGGCGTATCCAGCGGGTCCGCCTTACGGACCTCGGCCGCGCGCCGGGCCGCCGCGTAGGCTTCGAACTCGCGGGTGTAGCGCTCCTGCAGGAGCGAGCGGAGCCACGCCCGACCCCCGCCGCTAGTGGATGGCGTGACGACCGTCGCTACCGCCGCGTCGTCGAAGCTGACCGTGTCCTCCGCGACCGCCGCGGGTTGCGTCCCCGCCACCGCGCTGTCGGTCAGCGTCAACGAGTCCGTTGCGGCGGCGAGCCGCTCCGTCACGCCGACCGCGGAGTCGCCGAGCGTGAGGGTGTCGTCGGCGGTGGCGCCGCGCGTCGTCGTGCTGACCGCGGAGTCGCTGAACGCCGCGGAGTCGGCCGCGTCGACCACGATACCGCCGGCCGCGGAGCCCACCGCGCTGTCGCTGGGGGTGAAGGTGTCGCTAGCCGTCGCGACGCGCTCCGAGACACTTACCGCGCTGTCGCTGAGAGCGAGCGTGTCGCTGGCCGTTGCGACGCGATCCGAGGTGCTGACCGCGGAGTCGCTAGGCGAGAAAGTGTCCGTCGCGGCCGCGACTCGGTCCGTCGCGCTGACCGCGGAGTCCGTCAACGTCAAGCTGTCGTCGGCGACGGCCGGCACCGCGTTCACGGCGACCGCGGAGTCCGTCAGCGTCAAGCTGTCGGATGCGGCCGCGAGGCGATCCGTCGTGCTGACCGCGCTGTCACTCGGGGCGAACGTGTCGGTGGCGACCGCTAGTCGATCCGTCGTGCTGACCGCGGAGTCGCTGAACGTGACGGTGTCGGCGGCCGTGGCGGCGAAGACTGGGGTCTCGACCGCGCTGTCGCTGAACGTGACGGTGTCGACCGCGACCGCGACGAGCGCGCTGACACTGACCGCCGAGTCGCTCGGCGCGAACGTGTCGCTGGCGACCGCCAGCCGCTCGCTTACGCTGACCGCGCTGTCGCTCGGCGTGAATGTGTCCGCGGCGGTAGAGAGTCGCTCGCTCGTACTGACCGCGGAGTCGCTGAACGTGGCGGTGTCGGCGGCATCCGCAGTGATGCCGCCACCCGTCGCTACCGTCAGTTCCCACGCGAACCATTTCTCTACGCCGGTCTTAGACCCGACGATATCGAAGGGGTCTGGCGCGGCCCTAGGCCATCTGCGTTGAATTCTCGGGATCTGCGACGGTGGTTGCGGCGGGGTGCTGAACGCAGGGGCAAGGTACTGAGTGAACACCGCGCCCCAACCGTCCGCGCTGGTCCAAACTTCCGAGTCAAATGACCGCAGCGACCCATACGTCCAAGAGAACGTTGCATCATTGGCAACAACCAACCCGCCCGCGGTCGGGTAGGAAATTTGGTCCCCAATTGCCAGGTCGGGGACAGTGACAATCCGCCATGCCGCCGTGCTGTTGACCGATGCAAGGTCAACGTACGCAAATCCCGTTGGGGGCGTGAGCGTTACCACGTAGCCGCTTGAATCCGTGCCGCCGTTGTCGCGTACGACGATGTTTTGCGAACCGTATTTGGCCGCCCCGCGGATAACGGTAATCGTGATGCTGGTATCAGCCCACGAGGTGACGGTTTGAGTCACCCCCCCGAGAGTGACAAAGCCAGCTCCCTGCGAGGCTTGAAATGCAGTCCCGGTAATCGTCAGCGAACTGCCAGGGGCGGGCGTTGCGCTGCTCGTGCTTGTGATCGCCGGCCCACCGCCGCCGGCCAGCTTGTACGTGGCGATGACCGCTTCCCACGTCGTGCTGGCGCTGACCCCGAACGTGACGGTCTTGGTGCCCGTGCCACTGGAATCGTAGTAGTAGGCCCCGCTGCCGCCCTCGCGCGTGGCGCCGTCAGCCTCTTCCCAGGACTCGGTCCAACTCGTGGGCGGGGTCACCGAGGTGACGTTCGTGCCGGTTGTGTCTACGTAGGCCGCAACCAGCAGTTCCGAGGCATCTGCAGTTGCCCCGCCAGTCGTCGCCGAGGGGGCAAGGCTGTTGCCGTTCGCGGTCCCGCTCTGGTCGAGCGGAGTGGCGCTTAGGCCACTGTGTTCATCGACGCCGCAGGTGACGTACTGACCTGTGCCACCGCTGATGGTGACGCTGAAGGCGTTAGTGCCTCCAGCCATGTTGGTGGCACGCCAGATCTCGACGAAGTTCTGAGGTCCCGCGTCTTGGTTCGACGCGTCTTTCACCGCGGCAGTGCCGCCGATGGTCACGCCCGTGACCGCACCGCCCGTGCCGTTGTTGTAGTAGACGAGGGTCAGAATGCCGGTGTTGCCGGCCGTGAAGTTGGATGACGCAGTGAAGTTCTGCGTGCCGCTGCCTACGGCGTCCGCGAACTTCTTGCCGGATGACTGGACGATGGCCACTTACTGCACCCCAAACAACGAAAGCACGATGCCTTCGTCGATCGTGACTTGCACGTCAACCGAATAGGTGCCGGCGCCTGCTACTGCCTTCGTCGCAAGGTACAACGGGACATGCCCGCTAGGTGCTTGAGCGCTGTTCCGAGCCACGCTTCTAATCACCGACCAGTCGCCAGGCCACGTCTGTGTTGGTGCCGTGGCGTTCACGTCGCCTGTTCCACTCCCAACCGCCACGAGGATGCCCGCGCCAGTCATTGTTACCGTGCCGCTGGTGTGGGTGGCGCCCGCACCCGTTGCCGTGCGGTTCACGCTGCTTTTACGAGTTCCGACAGCCCCGCTCGATAGCGCGATCATTGCAATCGTCAGTTCCTCGGCGGCCCCGCTGCTCTTCGTGACCGTGACTTGATGATCACTGCCGCCCGCGGCCGCAACCGTGGAATAGGAGCGCAGTGTGTACTGCGTGAACGTGGGGCCGTAGTCCTGCGACTGTTCCTGCGTGCAGGTGTTGCCGTTGTTGGCCGTCGGAGGTCCCGCAAAAAGCGAAGTCTTCACGCCGACCCACGACAGAATCAGCGCGCCAGAAGTGCTGATCCCGGTGATTGAGAGATTTCGAGTCGCGACCCCTGAGCCTTCGTTGTCGGCCAACAGGTTAGACCCAAGCACTGACAAAGAACCACCGGGATTCCTGTCCCCTTGAGGACTACTCGACCAGCCTTTGCCGTCCGAATTGACCTTCCAAGCCGCCCAGCTTTTGTAGATGCCCTGCTTTGGCATCGCCGCTCACCACGTGTAGACGATGCAGTAGCCGACGCCGCCAACACCGCCGGCGCCGCCGACGCCCGGGTT